GTCCAGGTGGCCCGGCAGCCGCGGGCGGCGTCGGTCGAGTCGCCGCTGACCCCGTTGACGTCGGAGTCTCTGGTGTCCCTGGTCGGGGGTGCTGGCGCGGCGACGGCCGGGAAACTGGTCACCCCGCAGACCGCGATGGCTATCAGCGCAGTGTGGCGGTCTGTGAATCTGATCTCGTCGACGTGCGCTGGTCTGCCGATGGGCGCGTACCGGGACGGCCCGGACGACATCCGGGAACGGGTCACGACCGGGTCGGCCGCTGATCTGCTCCGGAACCCGCACCCGGACATGACCCCGCTCGAGCTGTGGGAGTTGGTCTACGGGTCGTTGTGCCTGTGGGGTAACGCGTACCTGCTGAAGCTGCGGAACCCGCTCGGGCAGCTGGTTGAACTGTGGTGGATCAACCCGTCACGGATGAAGGTGGTCCGCCTCGACAACGGCCAGAAACGGTACGTCCTCGACGGCGACACCGACCAGCCGTACTCGGATGCGAAGATCCTCCACATTCCCGGGTTCGGGTACGACGGCGTGTGCGGGGTGTCACCGATCCGCGCTGCCCGCGAAGGTCTGGGCCTGGCCCTGGCGGCGGAAGAGTTCGGGGCCCGGTTCTTCGGGAACGGTGCACTCGCAACGGGCATCCTGCAGACCGATCAGTTTCTCGACCAGGACACCGCGGCCCGGCTGAAGGAGCTGTGGCGTCAGGGTGGGTCCGGGTTGGACACCGCGCACGACATCAGGGTGATGGGGTCGGGTGCGAAGTTCTCCCAGTTGTCGATCCCGAACGACGACGCGCAGTTCCTCGAAACTCGCGAGTTCCAGGTGACGGAGATCGCCCGCTGGTTCGGGATCCCCCCGCACCTGCTGATGCAGACGGAGAAGTCAACCAGCTGGGGAACCGGGATCGAGTCGCAGAACATCGGTCTGATCACGTTCACCCTGGCGCCCGGGTACATCTACCGGGTCGAGCAGCGGATGACGAAGACCGTTTCGCCCGGGCCGATCTACGTCAAGGTGAATCTGAATGGCCTGCTCAGGGGCGACAGTGCGGCCCGCGCCGATTTCTACGTGAAGATGTTCGGGGTCGGTGGTCTGTCGTCGAACGACATCCGCCGGCTCGAGGAGCAGCCCCCGGTCCCGGGCGGCGACACCTACTACGTGCCCCTCAATTACGGGAAGCTCGGTGCCGACCCCGCGCCGGCCACCCCGGTCGAACCAGCCCCGGCGCCGGCCGATCCGGCACCAGCCCCGGCAGCCCTGTTGCCGTCCCAACTCACCGAACAGGACACCGCCCATGCGTGACACCCGCTACCGGTTCAACGGCCGGATGAACCCCACCGACCGGACCAAGGTCGGCGTCCGTGCTGAGCTGATGACCGGCGACGGCGACACCGCCGGCTCGACCAAGCTGTACCTGTACGACCCGATCGATTCGTACGGCGGTTACTGGGGTGTGTCCGCGCGCGAGTTCGTCGAGGCGCTCGCCGCTCTGCCGGCGAACACGAACGAGATCCGGTTGCACATCAACTCCCCCGGCGGCGAGGTGTTCGAGGGCATCGCGATCGCGAACGCCCTGCGCAACCACCCGGCCCGGGTTGTCGCCGTCGTCGATGGCCTCGCAGCGAGCGCGGCATCGTTCGTCGCGACTGCGGCCGATGAGGTGATCATGGGTCAGAACACGGAGATGATGATCCACGACGCGTGGGGCATCTGCATCGGCCCAGCGGAGGACATGGACAAGATGTCCGAGCGGCTGAAGGCCCTGTCGGACAACATCGCGTCGATCTACCAGGCGAAGGCGGGTGGGGACGTCGCGGACTGGCGGGCGCTCATGCTGGCCGAGACCTGGTACTCGGCCGATGAGGCTGTGGCCGCTGGCCTGGCGGATTCGGTCGCGTCCGCCCCGGCCCCAGCTGAACCGGCGGCAGCCGCGGCTGCGTTCGACCTCGAGGGCATGTTCACGTACCCGGGCCGGGCGGCCGCCCCGCCGCCGGCCGCCGCCGTCCGGCCGGCCGCTGCCGGAGACATCCGGCCGACGGGGCCGACCGCGGCCGCCGACCCTGAGGCGGCGCCGCTGCCGGGCCCCGACTACGCGGCCCGGTTCCGGGCCCGCCGGCACGAGCAGCGTGCCCGGACGATGGCAGGCTGACCACCCACGATCCCCCGGCCGTCCACCCTGTTGGGCGATAGCCGGTGCACGACCAGCCCAACGGAAAGGGAAGACCAGGTTATGACGACCCAGCTGCAGGACCGGATCGACAAGCGTGCGCAGGCGTGGCACGCCATGGTGGAGATCATGGAGCGGACCGGGCAGAACCCGTCCGGGGAGGACCAGCAGGCCTACGCCCGCGCCGAAGCTCAGTACGACTCTGAGGACGCGGTGATCGCTCAGGCGGAGAAGTTCCTGAAGCTCGCGGCCGCGAACTCGGCCGTCGACCGGAAGGGTGTCGTCGCCGCCGCGGAGGACATCACCGACGAGGAAGACGCCCGCTACGAGCGGGTGTTCAACAGCTTCATCCGCAACGGGCAGTCGAACCTCGAGCGTGAGGACCGTCAGCTGCTCGCGTCGAAGTTCACCAGCCCGCAGAACGCGGCCGGCACCACGACTACGGCGGGTGGGTACACGATCCCGCCGGCGTTCCGTGACGCGATCATTCAGCAGTTGAAGTACTTCGGGCCGATGGTCCAGGAAGCCGAACTGCTGGAAACCTCGGGTGGTCAGAACATCCCGTGGCCGACGAACGACGACACCGGGAACGTGGGTGCGATCCTCGCGGAGAACACCGCGGTGACCGAGCAGGATGTGACCCTCGGCACCAACTCGCTCGACAGCTACATGTACACGAGCAAGCTGGTCCGGGTGTCGTACCAGCTCATGCAGGACAACCCGAAGTTCGACGCCTGGCTCGCCAAGCGTCTCGGCGAGCGCATCGGCCGGATCCTCAACCAGCACTTCACCACCGGAACCGGCACCGCTCAGCCGGACGGGATCGTCACCAACGCGACAGTCGGCGCGACCACGTCCAGCACGTTCGCTCTGACCGGTGGGGTGAACTTCGCGGCCCTGGTCGACCTGATCGAGTCGCTCGACCCCGCCTACGGTGGCCTGTCCGACCTCAAGTTCATGGGTCACCAGACCGCGCGGAAGGCGGTCCGGAAGATCCTGGACAGCCAGAACCGGCCGCTGTGGGAGCCGTCCCTGCAGGCCGGCGTCCCCAGCAACCTGATGGGCTACGAATTCGTCCTGAACAACGACATGGCGACCGAGGCCATCGGCTCCAAGTCGCTCGGGTTCGGCAGCATCCGGGAGGCCTACGTCGTCCGGATCGTGCAGGACATGAAGATGATGCGCCTCGACGAGCGGTACGCCGATTTCCTGCAGGTCGGGTTCCTCGCGTTCGAGCGCGCGGACGGCACCCTGCAGAACGCGTCCGCGTGGAAGGTCCTGCAGGGACCGGCTTCCTGATCGGTTCGCTGGTACCACTTTTCAGAGCAAGGGAGAGGACAACCATGGCTGAGGCCAAGGGAACGAACACCGCGGTACCGACGCATGGGGACGTCGACCGGGTGCAGATGATGAGCCTGCGCGCGGACGGCACCCCCGACCAGACCCCCGGGTTCGAGATGGTCGGCGACAAGGCGGTCGCGCTCGAGCAGACCCGTGAGCAGTTCCGCCAGCAGGCCGTCTCGGCGGTCGATCAGGTCGCCCGGGGCGTGTCGGGTACCGGGGGCACGTCGGTCGAGGACGCCCCCCAGGATCCGACGATTGCCGCTCTGCAGTCCGAGCACGAGCGGGCTTCCGACAACGCGGTGAAGGCGGCCGACGCGGCGGTCGAGGCCCTGTTCACCGACGACCCCGATCGGGACAAGACGAAGAGCTCGACCGGCGCCAAGTCGGAGCCGGCCGCGAAGCCGGGCCCGACCAGCAAGTAAGTCCGAGCACGAAATCGCGGGCCCGGCGGACATCGTGTCTGCCGGGCCCGTTCCAACTTTCGCACCGGGTCCAAGGGAGATAGGGCATATGCCGTTCAACGACACCGCGAAGAACCTCGCGCTCTCGGCAGGCATCGCAAACACGACGTCGGGTATCAAGTTCATCGGGGTTGGCGTGTCCGGCGATCCGGGTACCGCTACCACGCTCACGGGTACAGAGGCGACCGGCGGTAGTCCGGCATACGCGCGGGTCGCGGTGGCGTGGTCGGCGCCGGCGACCGGGGCGGGGGCGAACTCGGGTGCGCTCACGATCGACGTGCCCGCCGGTACCTACTCCGATCTGCTGTTCTTCAACGCCGGCACCGGCAACGCGGTCGGCAACTACCTGGGGTACGCGCCGATCAACGGGGCGACGAAGGGGTTCGGGACGGTCGACGCGGCTGGCGTCACCTCGGACACGATCACGTCGGCCGCTCACGGTCTGGCGAACACGAACCAGGTCCGCGTGTACAACGTGTTCGCGGAATCCCTGCCGACCGGTTTCACGGAGGGGACCACGTACTTCGTGGTCGGCTCGACGACAGACACGTTTCAGCTGTCGACGACGTCCGGTGGGTCGGCGGTCAACATCACCGCGATCGGTGAGCTGTACTTTCAGCGGGTCATCCCCGAGGTGTTCGCGTCCCAGGGTCAGGTCACGGTCGCGATCGGCGCCCTGGTCCTCGACATGACGGCGATCTGATCTGCTGGCTTTACCGGTTGGTCCGGGCCCTGGTTGGTCCGGGCCGACCGTGCATGTTTCCCGTGAAACACCGACCCGAAACTGAGGAACCAATCATGGCTGCACCCGTCATCACCAGTCAGACCTACGGCAAGGCGAACTACCAGCCGGGCGAGCTCATGACCCTGACGGTCAACCACACCGACGTCGACCGGAAGATCGTTTCGACCACGACATCGGTAACGGACTCGACCGGGGCCACCGGGGTCGGCTCCCCGACCACCGTGGTCATCGACGGTGCTGCGTCGGTCACCCCCGTGTCGACGCCGGCCGTGGCGTGGACGCTGGTAGCGGCGACGCTGAACCAGTCTGTGTTCACCGCGCCGGCTCCCTGATGCTGTTCTCGACGACGACCACGGTCACCGACGCGGGCGGGCACTCGACGTCCGCGACGGTGACCTGCACCGTGGGTTCGGGTGTCCCGACCGAGGCTGAGATCGCGACCTGGGGCGCGACGACCACCACCATCACGTCGAACACCACCTACAGTTCGACGACCGGGCAGACCGTGACCGGCGTCCATTTCGACGGCGCCCGGGTCAGCTTCACCGGGACTGACATCACCTTGGTCGACTGTGTGATCACTGGGGACAACTCGGCGTCCCCCCTGGTGTCGGTGACGAATACGGCAGCCCGCCGGATCAAGCTGGTCCGGTGCGTACTCCGGCCGAAGTACCCGCGGCCGGAAACGGACGGGATCCGGGGGCAGAACTTCATCATGGAGGACTGCCTGATTGAGAACACCACCGATGGTGTGAGCCTGGTGAAGTCCGGGTACACGTCGGCGCAGGCCGGTTACGCGACCGGGGTCGAGCTGCACCGGGTCGTCGTCCGGAACCTGGCCCGCTGGACCGGGACACCGCCGTGGGCTGGGCACCCCACCGACACGGTCACCCATAACGATTGCTTTGTGCAGGTCGGTGGTTCGGGGACGGTCCTCGACCGGGTCCTGTTCGATGCGCGGCCGGCCCTGCAGTACGGTCACGTTCTCCTGCAGTCGGCCGCCGGCGTGGTCTACACCCGGGCGCAGGCGTACGCGCTCGCGGACACTGCGGCGCGGATCAGTGTGCCGATTGGGTCGCAGCCGGGTGGGTGGCCGGTCGTGGCGCCGTGGGTGTCCAACGGGACCGGGAAGTGGTCGACCGGGGAAATGTCGGGAACCGATTTCAGTTGCATGATGATCCTCTCGTCGCAGGGCCCGTCGACTGATTTCACGGTGACCGGGTGCGAGTTCCACGGCGGCGAGAACATGATCAACGGTGGGGGCAACCCGTGGGTGACGGGTGCGCACATGGGGACGTGGACGGATAACCGGTGCGATCGGTCGCAGGCGAACCAGGGTTCGGGCGGGAACGACACCAACACGTACCGGTTCAGCGGCAACTGGGCATCGCACATCACGTTCCCCCTCACCGGGCCGGGCGCGAACACGTACCTCGACGGCGCGACCATGACGGGAGTCCAGTTCTAATGTCAGAAATCTTGCTCGCCAATTTCGAAATCAGTGAATACGACGAAGCGCAACAGAACTTCACGACGGGCGGATCACAGGTGCCCGGGGGAACGCACTTCGGTGCGTTGACTCTGCTCAAGCCATACGGCGGATTCGAGTTCTTGTCTGTGGTTCGGACATCCATCTACGTCTGGTCTGGTTCTCCCCGAAAGGAGGGCCGGGGAGTATTCCTCACGACGACGCAAGACCCCGATGGGGACCCCAACAAATTCGTGATCTACTTTGCGTTCACGGGTGACGACCTCGAAGGCGGCGGAATGGGCGGGGAATTCACCGCCGCGTTCTTCAGGGGCTGATCGCCAGTGACCAGGTTCGACAACAACGCTGAAGGCGGGACGAACGGTAGTTCCGTCAGTACGGCTGATGTTTCATCCGGCACCCCATGGACGAACGTTCTGCTGTCCGGCGGGTCGCCGACATGGACGAACGCAGCCATTGACGGGTTGCTTTCGATCCTGTTCTCGGGCGCTGCGGCGCAGAGATTCGTCGGGTGGGACGACACCACTAGTTCTCAGGCGGCGGTCACGCTGAAATTGACTGTCCCTGGAACTGCTACCGCTACGGCCCGAATCATTGACGTTCGGTCATCATCAGGGAGTCTCGGAAACCTGATCATGGTGAATGGTACGACTACCCTCACCGCGAATGCCGGAACAGGGGCAACGACGGCTGCGTCGATATCCCTCACTGCCGGAACGATTTATTGGGTGACCCTGGTGTGGACAGGAATCGGAACAGCGGCCGGGGCCGTCACGATGAAGATCTACGACGCATCCGGTTCGTTGCTCGATACCAAGTCGGCAAGCGGAGGCACAACAGCTCTGCCGATCCTGCGGATCCGGTACGGGGCGCCGACCGCCACGGAGCTCGGGATGCCGGCCGGGATGGTCATAGACCGGGTGTCGCAGGACATCGGGTCGAGCACGGAGATCGTCCCGCCGGCGGTGCGGGCGGTGTCCGTGGTGTCCACGCTGGGCGGTTCCGGTGTGAGCACGGTCCAACACGTCCTGGTGGCGTCGGCCGGTGCTGCTGTGGGCGGGGCAGGGTTGGTGACGGCGAGAAAGGTGTCGACGCCGACCGGTCGGGCCGCGATCGGCGCGGCGTCGGCCGGCGGCGGCCGGAAGACGGCGACGACGGCGGCGCGGGCCGCGCTCGGAGGTTCAGCGACCGGTGCCGGCCGGAAGGTGTCGGCCGTCGCCGCCCGCGCCGCGGCCGGGATGGCGGCGACCGGTTCGCTCGCCGCGGTGGTTACCCGGGCGGTCACCGGGTGGGCCGGCATCGGGATGGCGGCGGTCGGGGCCGGCCGGAAGACCCTGCCGGTCGCGACCCGGGCGGCGGCCGGGGCCAGCGCGACCGGTACCGGCCGGAAGGTGACTCCCACGATCGCAACAGCGACGGCCGGATCGGTGGCCCGGGTCACTGCCCGCAAGACCGGGGTCGCGACCGGGCTGGCCGCCGTAGGTGCCGTCTCGCGCGGGGTGTCCCTGAAAACTGCCGCTGTGGCCGCGCGCGGTGCGCTCGGAGCGGCCGCCCGGTCGGCGCCCGGTAAGCGTGTCGCCGTCGTCGGCCGGTCGGTGCTCGGGGTGCTCGGGTACCGGTCGCCGGCGGCGCCGACCGTCCTACCGCCCGGCCACCTATCCCCGGGCACCCGCCGCGGCCCTCTGGCGACCTCCGGCGGCCGGCGGGGCGCTACCGGGTCGCCTGGTACCCGCAAGGGCCCGACCGGGACCCCAGGGGCCTGACAATGAGACACGACAACAACAGGAGGTGACCCGGAGTGCCGATCGATTTCAGTGATGGTGTGTTGCGCAGCTTCACACTGACCGCACCCAACGGGGTCGACCCGATCGACGCGGACACGACACCTTTGTACGCGATCACCAAGCCGGACATGACCGCCGGTACTGCGCCGGCCGTTCAGCACGGTGGCGTGGGCGATTACTACGTGGTGTATCCGAGCGTGATGTCGGGCTTGCACCGGGAGGTGCTCACGGCGTCGGTCGGGGGGATCCCGGTCGTGATCCGGCGGTCGTTCATCGTCGAGACCGTCGACGGTGGTGGGTTCATCGACACCGATGAAGCGATTCAGCACCTGGCCGCGGCCGGGATCATCGTGACCCCCGACGAGCTCGACTGGCTGCGGTGGCTGTGCATGGTCGCGTCGGACGCCGTCGAGAAGGACCTGAACCGGATCATCAGTCCGAGGATCATCACCCGGACCGTGGACGGCGGGACGTCGGCGATCGTCCTGCCGGGCACCGTGCAGTCGGTAACCAGCGTCGTCGAGGACGGGATCACCCTGACTGCGGGCACCGATTACACGTTCTCCTCGGCGGTCGGGATCCTCTACCGCGGCGGCCAGCAATCCGCCCGCCGCTGGTGCGGCGGGCGGCAGAACATCACGATCACCTACGTGGCCGGTGACCAGTCGCCGCCCCTGGTCGCCCGGGCGGTCGGGATGACGATCGTGGCCCGGTCCTGGCAGATGTCGAGGCAGATGCCGCACCCGTCGATGGACGATGTCGACGCGGCCCTGCAGACGGTTGCCGCCGGCAGCCGGACGCCGTCTGAGACGTACATCGCGTACCGGAACCTGCGTCAGCTGGCGATCGCATGACGACGACGACCACGACGACGCTGGCGCTCGCGAAGGCGGCGTTGAAGGATCTGTGGGTGGCCGCGCTGGCTGCGTCGGGAGATACCGCGGTGCAGGTCACGTACGGGCGGCGGGTGACTGTCTCCGGCGCGGAGCGGGTCACGATCGGTGGCGCGGCCGGGGAGACGGTCCCGCAGTCGCTCGGGCCGGCCCGGCAGATGCGGGAGATCTACGACATCCGGTGCGGGGTGTCCGTGTCGTCGAACGGGGCGGCCTCCGATCAGCAGGTCGTGTCCGAGCGGTGCATCGAGCTGTACGGGGTCCTCGAGCACGCACTGCGGATGCTCCCTTCGGAGGACCTGGGGTTGACCGGGGCGACCGTGCTGGCCGTGGTGCAGGGATCATGGGAGTTCGGCGAGTCCGAAGCCAGTGAGACCGGTGGCCCGTTGAATGCTTACTACGAATTCCCTGTACGTATCACCGCCCGATTCCGGAACTGAGGAGAACCACCATGGCCGACGCGAGTACGGCGAAAGTCCGCAACGTCAACCCGATCGGTGACGTGGTCCTGATCGACCCGGTCACCCAGGAACGGCACTCGGTGGCGGCCGGCGACGTGATCGAGGTCCGTGCGGATCTCGCCGCCGATCTGGTCCTGCAGGTCGGTAACTGGGACCCGGTGCCGAAACGATCGAGCGCGCAGAGTTCGACCAACACGGAAGGTGACAGCTAATGAGTAGCGTTCTCGATCACACGATGGGCCTGTCGGTCGAATCGACGTACGGGACGGCCGCGGTCGAAACCAGGTGGTTCGAGATCATGGCCGACTCGACCGTCGATTTCGACCCTGAGATCAAGCAGGGCGAGGGCCTGCGGGTCGGATCGGTCGTTCCCCGCGCGGGCCGGCGGCGGGCCGGTCTGGGTTCCGGGACGATGACGGTCAAGGTCGAGCTCATCTCCAAGGGGTTCGGTCTGCTGTGGTCGCTGTGCCTGCCGACCAGCGTCAGCAACCTGATCAGCGGTTCGCAGTACCAGCAGAACCACACCCTGGTGCAGTCGGGGATCAGCCTGAAGTCCGCGACGGTTCAGGTCGGGATCATCGACACGACCGGGACCAGTCGACCGCACCGGTACACGGGCGCCACGGTCAGCAAATGGACCCTGGACATCCCCCCGCCGGACTCCGACGACCCGGTCACCCTCGAGGTCGTGTTCGACCTCCGGCGCGTCCCGGACACCGCGACCGCTCTGACCGCCCCGGTCATGCCGGCGTCGCCGACCATGTACGTGTCGAAGGACGTCGTCGCGGTCGTCTACGGGGGCAGCGTGACGGCGCCGACCACGACGGCCCTGGCGACCGGTGGGACGGCGGTCACGAACTGGCGGTCGATCAAGATCGAGTGTGACAACTCGCTCGGGCAGCGGCCGAACCTGTCGGCGTACGCCCAGCCGTCGTCGGGCCTGAAAGAGCCCACGATCACCGCCGACATCGAGTACGACACGACCATCCGTGACGCGTATCTGGCCCAGACGCAGAACGCCTTCTACGTCACGTTGACCAGCCCGGAAGCCGTAGCCCCGGGTTTCGCCCAGTACCAGATCGTCGCCCCCGCCACGATGATCAACGCGGGCGCGACGCCGACGTTCTCCGACGGCGAGGTCGCCATGTTCGAGGGCCTCGAACTCGCGGTCCTCGACGGCCTCGTCGCGCCGTCGCCGTTGTACGTGGTCGCCCGGACCGCCGACACCGCGCTCTGAGATGGCTGGGTTCCAGGCGGGCTTCGGTGGGGTCGATGACATGCGGAAGCTCGGGGCCGACCTCAAGGCGGCCGGGAACCGGGAACTGCGGAAAGAGCTACTGAAGGCCGGCCGGGACGCGGGGAAGACGGCGCAGGGGAAGGTCAGGGAGCACGCGTTCTCTGACCTTCCCCACAAGAAGGGCCTGAACACGTGGGTGGCATCCCGGGCCCGGGTGTCCGCTCAGACGAAGCTCACAGGCCGCTCGGTGGGCCTGGCGTTGAAGATCCAGCACAGGGGTGTGAAAGGACTCACCGACCTTCCCGCGATCAACTCGGGCCGGCTGCGGCACCCGACGTTCGGTGATGACCCGTGGGTGCTGCAGCTGATAGCGCCCGGGTTCGCGAACCGGGCCATCGACGACGTCGGCGAAGAGCTGGTCAAGGGCTTCCTGGAATCGGTGGACCGGGTCGCCCGTAAACTCGCGTCAGGCGGGTAACCCGAACCCCGCGCGACCAGCAGGGAGAACAACGTGCAGTTCACATGGAGGAAGACCGGGGCCCGGGTGTTCCAGGGCCCGGACAAGCGGATGGGGATCCTCGCCGAGTTCAGCGTGGCGACCATGAAGTCGTTCAAGGCGGCGAACAACATCCGGCAGATCGACGACCTCGACTCGATGGAACTGCAAATCGCGTACTGCCTGCTCGCGATCCGCGCCGAAGAACCAGGCCTCATCGGGCTGAAGGAATTCACCGCCCTCAAGCTCGCCGATTTCGACATCGCCCCCCACGACGTGACCGACCTCGACGACGACGGCGATTGCGCCGGCTGCGGGCAGCACATCGACTCGAAGTACCACACCGGGGTCGCCATCCCCCCTACGAACCAGGCGGACGCGGACGAACCCGCGAGCGCCGACCAGAACGGGACGACCGCCGACGCCGACCCGACCGCGACCCCGTAGACCTCTGCGATGAGTACATGCTCGCGTTCCTCGATGGTTTCGGTATCAAGCCGTGGGAGCGCGAGCAACTCAAGCTGTGGGAGGTCGTGGCGTTGGTGGATCTGATCGACGAACGGAACCGGCAGGCAGAGCGAGAACAAGCAGAAACGAGACGTGCTAATGGCTGACCGGATCATCAGGGCCCGCCTGATCGGCGAGGACGTCTCGCTATCGAAGTCGTTCGAGAAGTCGGGTGCGGCCGCGGAACGGTCGGCTGAGAAGATCGACAAGTCGTCGAAGAAGGTCGAGAAAGCGGGCATCCGCCAGTCGAAGGGCTGGCAGAAATCCGCGGAGGTCATGAAGACAGGTGGCCTGCTCGCCGGCGCTGCCGTCCTCAAGCTGGGGTACGACAGTGTGAAGGCGGCCGGCGAGTCTCAGGAGTCGATCGGCGCCACGCAGACGGTGTTCGGGAAGTACGCGAACACGATCATCAGCAAGTCGAAGAACGAACGGGACTCGGTCCGGTTGACCGCGAACGAGTACCGGAACTCGGCGAACCTGATCGGTGCGACGCTGAAGAACCAGGGCGTGTCTGCTGACCAGTTGGCCAGCAAGACGAAACTGATGCTGCAGACCGGCGCCGACCTCGCGGCGACGTTTGGTGGGCCGACGAAAGACGCGGTCGAGGCGCTCGGGTCCGCGTTTAAAGGCGAGTTCGACCCGATCGAACGGTACGGGATCGGGTTGTCCGCGGCGAAGATCAGCACGGAAGCGTTCCGGGTCGCCGGCGTGGAAACGCAGTCTCAGTTCAACAAGCTGAGCACGAGCGCGCAGGCGGCCGCGAAGGGCCAGGCCACGATGAACCTGGTCATGCACCAGGCCGGGCCGGCGCTCGGTGCGGCCGCCCGGGAGTCGGGGAACCTGTCGGCGAAGGTCGAGGCCATGAAGGAACGCTGGGGGAACCTGTCCGCCACCCTGGGCCAGAAGTTGATCCCGATCGTGACGAAGGTCCTCGACAAGGGCATTCAACTGTTGGCCTGGTTGGAGAAGAACCCGGGCGCCGCGCAGGCCGCCGCTGTTGCTGTGGGTGCGCTCGCTGCGGGGTTCGTCGCGTTGGGCGTGGCCATGCTCGCTAACCCCGTGTCGCTGATCGTGGTCGGCTTGGTCCTGCTCGCGGCGGTTTTCGTGAAGGCCTACAAGAGTTCGCAGACATTCAGGGACGGCACGATCGCCGTATTCAAGGCGGTATCGAACGTCGTCCTCGGCGCGGTCAGCATCTACATCGGTGCTATGGGGAAGCTGTTCGGGGTGCTCGGTCATCTGCCGGGGAAGGCGGGTGCGGCGTTCCGGTCGGCTGCTCGGACGGCGAACGAGGCGAAGGCGAAGGTTGACGGGCTGCGGCGGTCGATCGACAACGTGCACGGGAAGAAAGTCAACGTCTCCGTGACGACGTCGTTCTACCAGCGCGGAAAGCAACCCGGGACGAGGGGTAACGGTCTTGGCGTGTACGCGCCGGGTGCGCTCGGGGCCCGGGCGACTGGTGGACCCGTCAGCGCCGGCACGACCTACTTGGTGGGTGAGAACGGGCCCGAATTATTCTCCGCCCCGAACCGCGGGTCGATCATCCCATCGCAGGGCACCAAGCAGGAACTACTCCACCGGTTCGCGAAGAAGAAGAAGAACCGGCAGCCGATCGGCGGCGCAATGCGCAACACCCATAGCGCGGTCGCGGGGCGCGGTGCGGTCCGGAAGATGGCCGGTGCCGGCGGCGGTGGTAGTTCCGGCGGTTCTGGTGGTTCCGGCGGTGGTGGGAACACGTACATCACGGTCAACTACAACGGGCGGCCCCTGGTCAGTGACCGGGAGATCAAGGCGACCGTCATCCACGCGTTGCGGCACGCACCGGCCGGCGGCGCGAAGATCCCGAAGCGGGTGATTGAGCGGTGACGACGTTCAGTGTTCAGCACAAGGTTGAGGTGCAGTTCGTCCCCGGTGGCAGCTTCATCGACATCAGCAGTAGGTCGCGGGGGTTCGAGATCGTCCACCCGCGGGGGACGGTCGAGACGCCGGTCGAGGCGACCACGGCAACGGTGCTGCTCGACAATACGCCCGCGACGGCCGCTGAGTTGAAGCTGCCACC